TTAAGAACGCTATGGCTGGTACACGGTATTTAGTTGAGGGTCAGGCTTTAACGCTCAAAGGTAACACGCTAGTCGAAGATATAACTGCACGGGAAGCGCTTTCACAGATGCTCGGCTTCTCCCCAGAGCGTGTAGCTCAAGCACAAAAATCTACCATTGAAGCAAAGAACGTTAACGAAGATATTAAGAGCCGCCGCACTGACCTGTTAAACGCATTCTTTATTGCAGTAGACGGTGGTGATGAGGATATGCTGCAACGGGTGCTTGATAAGATGGCTAAGTTCAATAGCTCCATACCTGAGTTTGCCATCAACGGAGAAACACTATCTAATTCCGTGATTAAACGATACCAAGATAGAGCTCTGGCAAACGTTACGGGTGGTATGGGGCTAGATAAGAAGTTAATCCCACGCTTAGAAAGCATGCTCGATTACGGCAGATAAAAAAACCCCGCTGTTTAGGCGGGGTTAAAGAGGATTCTAAAGGAAAGTAACCAAAACCGAATGGCTACGGTAGTAATAATACTACTTAATACGCCAAACCCGCAATCCCTGTATGCCCTTCTCGATAACGATCTGGGTTTTTACTTTGTACTTTAGTCGTTTAGTTGTGCGTAATATCTGCGTTAGGGCATGTTCCGTATCCAAGCAAGGTACAAAGAACGAAGACCCAATCACAAAATTACGCCAATTAACTTTGAAGCTCAGTCCGTGGATCAACATCAGATACGTTCTTAGCAGCTTCGATAATCGCCGTAGCCCCAAAGTGCGGGCTTTCCATGTCAAATACGTAGACATCGACAGGGCCGGATACGATCTTGGTGCCTTTGGCTAGGCGCTTCTTAACCAAACCTAGGTACGCTTTGTCTATTTCCAGCGTCTTAAGGGTTTCTTTAAGGGTAATCTGCTGCTCGGAACAATAGGCACGTAGCTGCTTAGCGTTAATAAACATCCTCTTAGTATCAGGCTCCATGCGGATATACAGGTTATTAAACTTAGGCTCAACCATTGGCAACTGCTCCATACCTGTTCGACCGTCGGCTTCACCATTAATAACTAATACAGCACCACGATGCTCGTTCATAAACTCGTTGATTACGCTGGCTGTACTGATTGCCGCAGGTGCTTTAATCTCATGGCGCATGACCTTAACTTCTTTAACTATCCAGTCAAATACCCGCTTGACGTCAAAGTTAATAATGCCTAGCTGCTTAGCAATGAGGGCTCCAGTAATGTTGCATGCAATGATCGCCGACCAGAAACGTTCTCTGCTTGTTAAGCCGATAGCCTTATCTAATTTCTGTTGTATTTGCATCACAGAATCTAGGGCTTCTTCTAGGTTGCCAACCAAGTACTGAGCGTACTCAACCCCAGCATGACCGTAGTTATCGTACAAACGGTTAAATATGGTGTCGGCTTCTTCTTTGGTCAGGTTGCCAGTCAGGTCAATGCGGTACTCCAAAAGGCGCATAAACTCACCATCAGGGGTAGCCTTTAACGAAGAGAGCTTATCGTAGAAGGAGGCGTTTGAACTACACAAGGCCATTGTGCCCCACTTAGTTACGTTGGCACGCTCAGCATTCTCATGCTGCTTCATGCGGTTCTTACCCCGACCCTGCGAAATACTATATGCCAAGTCAGAGAAGTGGTCTCCAGACAGCTTTGTAATCTCGTCAATCGTTACAGGCAGGTTGTTCATTACACCAAGCCGATGAACCATAGAGTTCATTGTGTCTTTCCACTGCAACATTAGCTCTTCTGGATGACCCCATACGCTGTTACACATCTTCAATACCGTCGACTTACCTGTACCTGACGTGTTGTTAATGAGGTTAATAATTGCACCCTTAAGGTTCAGGTGCTTGAGCAATGGCGCACCAAACGCAGTAAAGAAGCCAAATGCATGTGGTTCAAATCCTGGTTGATTGTAGATTTGTGCAGTCTTCTTCCATGCGTCGTAGTCACCTACAGGCTTTAGCCATTCTGATAATGACCCAGTAGCTGTGGATGGGGGGCTGTATGATACCTTGCCTGCTGATACTTCTTGCTCTCCGATAATAAACTTGCTGTCTTTGTCAGCCCAGCCGAATTGTGTGCGCATTATTTCTACCTCTGTTGAATGTTGTAAGTTCTTAGCCGACGATATGATATATGACATGATCGACTCCATTTGTTTCTTAGGCCCGTAAACCCCGTGGTATCCCAACGTATCCCGTAGCTTGTCAGTGGACATTACATCCGTTGCTGGCATGGAGAACTCCCGCATACCGTCTTTAGGTAAATGCAAACGCATCCAAATGGACTCACCCTTAGCTGGATCATGCAAGCGTTTAACAATATACAGGTCGTGCTCGTAAATGTTTACTGCATCTTTGCCACCGTCGTCGTCCCTGACCTCAATATAAACCCCACCATTTTTGCCCCTGAAATAGGGGAAAGGATACGATGGTATAACGAACGTCTCCACTTCACCAGTCTTCTTCTCATCAACGACTTGGTTATCTTCGGCAACAGCAATTTCGGATCCGAGTTGTATCGGCGAAGTAATCTTACCTCGACTCGGACATTCATTACAGCCTTGAGGGTTGAGCTTGGCAAAGGTTTCACACGTGTACGGCCCTTTTGTTTGATTGGCTTTTCGCTCAGTTGTGGTGGGGTCGTACTCCGGATGGTTACTTGATAGTTTGTGTATCGCTTCATCTTTGTCTACGCAGTGCGCTGCTATTGACAGCCCTGCTCTCCATAATGGTTCCTCGATTGTGTCTTGATTTACTGCAATATTCTCAAGCTGGGCACATCCTTTACCATTCATTGTCTTAATCATGATGGTTTTGAATCGGCTTATCTTGTTGCCCATCAACGCTTGGGTCATCTCATTAAGCTGACGTGGCATCCAGTCAGGTGCTATTAGCGTACCCAGTACTTGCTTGAGCTCCTCGTAAACCAACGGCTCTTGCATCTTCAGTATTTCTACTGGCAGCGGAGGTTCATCTTTAAAGTTAAGCGTCTCAGGTACACGCAGAATAGATGCGTTGTCGGCAGTGCGGGATGGGTCGCCTAAGAATGCGTGCTCTTCACATAATGCTTTTAAACGCTCAGCTACAGGTTTCCACTCAGCACGGCTAATGGTTCGGTCTAATAACCAGTAAGCATGAATACCACGACCAGAATTAACCACGCATGGCAATGGCATTCTGATAGCTTTGCAGAACTTCTTGAGTTCAGCTAGTCCTGTGGGTTGGTCTACGTAACCTTTACCCGTAGCAGCTTTATCAATGCCGCAGTCAATATCTAACCAAAATGACTTAATTAAGTCACCGTTCTTTTGTATACGACCTTGTGTTGGGTCTACATACTTAGCGCAAGCAAAATACACATCGTACTTAGCCTGTAAGAGCTCATCAATCTTTGTAGTTACATCTGCCAACGTTTGGTGAAACGTTTGTTTTGGTCGAGCTTCGCCCTGCACTAAGCCGACTATGCAGTAATACCCTTCCCCCTCGGGTGGGAGCACCGATTGTAATAAGTCAATAGTAGCCACGTTAGCCTTTAAGTAGCTGTTTTATTTTTTCGGCTTTATCTTTATGTGGTGTTGAGGCTCCAGTAAACCACTGATACACCGTCATCCTTGACACAGAAAAATACTCTGCAATCTCGGTGACGGGTATATCTTTGGCAATACTATATTTACCAAGCCGGACCCCAATATGCTTAGGATCAGCGGCTTGGATAGCTTCAACAAGACGAAAGCTATAACCCCTTAAACTCATGCTTCGTCGTCAGTAGACCAGTCGCCGAGTACTGCCTTAAGATCAGGCTTGGCTTTAGGGTCAGCTTTCTTTTCAGCACGTTTAGTTGGTTCAGCTACTTCTGCTTCAACTACAGCTTTAGCTACTGGCTCTGCTGCTGGGGCTGCTAGCTTTTTAATACCATCGGCTTGAGCGACAGTCATGGTAATTGCATTCTTAGCAGCGGCAGTATCACCTTGCTTGACCGACAATTCCCACTCATGCTTCTCAAGGAAACGAACTGGACGGAAGAACAACTTACCAACTGTTGAGTCCTCGTCAAAGCGCATCTCAGTAACCAAGCTATTTAAGTTATAGCCTTGTGTGCCAACGTACTTAGCGTACTGGTTGAATGGCATATGGTCGAGGTCGCCGGGGTGTTTCATGTCATAGAACACCGACTTAGATTGCAATGTCATTTGATATACATCACCTTCCAAATCAGAAGCTAGTGCTACTGCAATACGGCGGTTCTTACGACAGGCTTTGGTTTCGCCTTGACCTGAGCCAGCGATGTCCTGTGGGCATCCGATACATGAATGCGACTGTGGCTCTTTAACTGTTGAGTCAGGCTTCTCACCGTCGTTAGACCAGCAATCAGGCGGAGCAGCATCCGCTTTGGGATCCCATGCCTTAGCATAGAACGTACGGGAAATATGCTTAGATGCGTTAACAATAACAACTTCGAGTTTGTCGGTATTGGTCTTGGAAATCTCCGCACCATTTACTTTTAACAGGAACTTATTATTACCAAGCGCAATACGCTTAGTTGCATTATTGCCACCTGACAGGGCTTTGGTTACATCATCGAGTTGAACTTCTTTGAGGTAATCAGGTAGTTGGTTGTTGAACATTGCGACGTTACTCATTTGCTTCTCCTTACGGTAATTGCGTATGCGCTATCCACATTTAAGCCAGCGGGATGCAAGTCTGGATTCTCCTCCAAAAACTGCTTCATATTGGATTGTTGAATTCTTCGTTCTAGTAACTGAGGGGCGTTATGCTCAAACATAAACTCGTAAAAGCGCTCCCAGTCATTAGTTGTATATCGGTTCTTTACTGTGCGAATGGCAGTGCCATGCTCAGTCTTGATGCTTGTAGCATTAGTAGCTTTGCACAGCTCAAGAATTTCTTGTTCTATTAAACTAAGTTGTTCCTGTAGCTCAGCTTCTTTAGCCTCAGCTTCTTTACGGATTTTGTCACGTGCATCTCTGATTTTGATGTAGACCGAGACTAACTTGTCTACGTCGGCGACGGGTTGTGCTACCACTTCGGTATCGGTTGTCATACATTTTCCTTTAA